AAATAAACAAGGCTAGAATCAACGCTAAGATACCTTAGAATTGAATGAATTATTTTATAAATAAGTGTTGCATTATTCTATACCATATGTTATAATATATATAGTTACAAAGAAAGAAAACTTAACTTAACTATACGGAGATTCAAATGGATAATTTAGACGGACAATTAGATGTGATAGTAACAGGTATTTATCACGATTGGTTTATTGATGGTGGAGTAAGACAGGCTATAATTTTTTATGGTTTTACTCTTGAAAATTTAATAGACTGTGCAGAAAATCAACTGGGTTATGATGTTGATGAATATGATATTAAAAAACTAAAAAGTTTTTGCCCAGTTAAGGGGGGAAAATAATGAGTATAATTTTTGACACTCCCGAACAAATAAGACTCGCAAGATACATCACATTATTGAGTGGTTTGAAACTTGAAATTGATACAGGACTTTCAATGTCAAGAGGTCGCACTTGCTACGCAATAATTAAGAGCGAGTTTAATTTGAAAGGCAACAAGAAAAAAGTCTATCAACAATTATTAAAAATGATGAGAGAGGTAGGCGTTCCCATTACTTGGGAAAAATAATCTCTAATAAATACTAAGTACCCGACTATATTTGTCGGGTATTTTTTTAGAAAAAAATTTTGGTAAGGTTTCGCTTCGCTCAGTTATGCAACATTGCTACGCAATGGAAAGGCAAGAGCAATCAACAAGGAAAGGCTTTGCCTTGAATTGTTTGTGCGATTTTTCACTTGAATTTAATTCATGTTAAGTTGAATATATTTATTTAATTTAGGTGTATCTTTTTTATATACTGTGGTATAATGAACTCAGTAACAAAGAAAAATATTATAACTCGGAGTAAGACATGGACAATATAGAAAAACTAGAAAAAGAGATACGCAAAATTATTTATAACAACACACCTGTTTGTTCTATCGGTACTAAGTTTTCAATTGAAGATAAAGTGAGAGTTGAAATAGAATGTGAACAAAAAATGGTTGATGGATTAGTAGAACTAATCCAAACTGAAAAATTATTTTCATTACTTCAAGAGCCACCCAAACTAGAATTACAAGGTAAACTCTAAACGAGAATCATTATCATTAAGTACCCGACAAAAACAGTCGGGTATTTTTTTAAAAAATTTTCCCTCTATTACAATGTGCTCTTTCATTGGCTGATAGGCTCTTGACTTTGCTCTTGCTCTGTATTTACTGAGCGATTAGCGAATCATTCTTAGCCCGAGCAAAGCGAGGGCAAAAATTTTTTTTTCAAACCAACCTAAATGAGAATGATTATCATTAAGGATTTGGATAAGGTTTCGCTTCGCTCAGTTGTTGGCAATGCTTCGCATTGAAAAGCAAGAGCGATAAGGTTTCGCCTGTGTCGGCTCACTAAAAGCAAGAGCCATCACCAAGAAAAAGCAAGGTAAAAATATTTGAGATAAAAAAAACCCCTCAGTTAAGAGGGGAAAAATATATTTTTTATTACGGAGTTTTATTTTTTCATATTTTCATACTCCTTTTAAGTTGTGGGGGATTTCTCCCCCGTTAAAATTAATCTTCTTCTGATTCTTCTTCTACTTCTACTTCTTCTTGTTTGCCTAAATTTAATTCTTCGATAGCCCCGATTATTCTTGACACAGTTTCAAAGCCCTCAAGATTAGTATTAAATATTAATGAATTTCTTTCATTGCCCTCATCGTTTGCAACTGTTAAACCTACATTCCAATTATCTTCTATTCTATAGCCAATAATTTTTTTAATTGCAAACATGCTATTTGAGTCTTTCATTTCAATTTCAATTTTAATGTTATCGTTTACCATTTTTGTATCTCCGTATTATGAGGTTTTTTTATATGGTTTTCCTCGTTTCCATGCCTATATTATATCAAATTGGTAGAGGTATAGAAAGTTTCTATAGAACCAGATGACCCCTATTTTTCTTCAATCTGGACTAGTAAATAAACTTGACAAACTACAAAAAGTAGTTGACTAAAATCTGTTTCAAAGTGTAAAATCGAACAATGCTTTTAAAGACAAAAAGCCATCACCAAACAAAGAGCATAAATATATTTATAGTAATTTAAAATCAATGTGCTCTTTCATTGTAGATAATCTTTTGCTCTGCTTTTTCAAATGCTCTTGCTCTTAGATATTGTATATCCCTCTTACATTTATATTGCTCTACAAAATTGCACAACTATGCTCCTCCGTCGCTTAGTTGTGCGAAGAGCGTGAAGGACTCGCCTAAGAGTCGGCTCGGAAGAGCAGAGCAAAGCCAAAGCGCACCAGCTTTCTAGGGGCTGGTGCAGGGCTTTGCCAAAGAACAGGCAAAGTATTTCTTTGTGCTCGAACAAAGTTCTCGCAAGAGCCTTTACATAGCTAAAGCTATGTAACTCCCCCATGGGGGGAGGCTCATGCTTCGCTGAGCAGAGATATATTACCTCCCAAGCACAAAAAACAGCATTTCAACTAATAATAAATAAAGTTTACTCACAGGAAACTTATGTGTTATAATACCCACAAGATAACTCTAATCTGAGCCTAATGGCAGAAACTAAGAAAAAACGAGGAAACCCTAACTTCCACAAGGGTATGAAACCTTTGAATGGTTCGGGCAGACCTAAAGGTTCTGTTAATAAATATACTGCTTTGGCACGAGAGTTAATGTCAAATAAATCTCCAGAAATAGTCGAGAAGGTAATTTCAAAGGCTATGGAAGGAGATGTTCATTGTTTGAAGATGTGTCTTGATAGAATATTGCCTGTACAAAAGGCTATAGACTCTACACGAACTAAAGCAGATGCCCAAGTAATAATTAATGTTTCCTCTCTGGAAAGCATACAGCAACAGCTAGATGTTATTCCAGAGGGTGAACTTATAGAACCCGAAGAGAAAAGTGATGATGAGGTTGTGGTGAATGTGAATGGCTGAGTTAGATATTAGCTTACACCCAGCCCAGTTAGAGATATTTCGTTCAAATAAGAGATTTAAGATTGTTGCTGCAGGTAGAAGGTTTGGAAAGTCATACCTTTCTGCTTGGTTATTATTAATCAACGCAATACAATCTGAATCAAAAGATGTATTCTATATTGCTCCTACCTTTCAACAAGCTAAAGATATTATGTGGTCTATGCTTAAAGAGTTAGGTAAAGACTTAATTCTACAAGCATACGAGAATACTGCTGTATTAACATTAATTAATGGAAGAAAGATTTATTTAAAGGGTTCTGACAGACCAGAAACCTTGCGTGGTGTAGGATTATCTTATGTCGTGCTTGATGAGTACGCATCTATGAAGCCTGTTGTTTGGGAACAGATAATAAGACCCACTCTTGCTGATGTAAAAGGTAGAGCACTCTTTATTGGTACTCCAGCAGGAAAGAATCACTTTTTTGATTTATATCAAGATGCACAAGAGGATGATGATTGGGATGCGTTTCAATTTACTTCAATTGATAATCCCTTCTTACCAGAAGAAGAAATAGAAGCTGCCAGTAAATCTATGTCGTCTATGTCCTTTAGACAAGAGTTTGAAGCGTCATTTGAAACATTTAGTGGTGGTATATTTAAAGAAGAATGGTTTAAAGAAGATGAAGAACCACAAGAGGGTAACTATGTAATAGCTGTAGACCCTGCTGGTTATGAGGATAGTGAGAAAGAAAGAAACTTAAAGCGTTCCAGATTAGATGAAACTGCAATATCAATAGTTAAGATAGACCGAGATAAGTGGTGGGTGAAAGATATCCTACATGGTAGGTGGAATATTAAAGAAACTGCCAAAAAAATATTAATGTCGGCTATAAATGTAGAATCAAGCACAGTAGGTATTGAAACTGGTGCTTTGCGTAACGCCATCTTACCTTATTTGGAAGATGAAATGAGAATTAATAATCAATGGTTGTCGATTGTAGAGTTACGACATGGTGGTAAAAAGAAGATAGATAGAATCACTTGGTCGTTACAAGGCAGAATGGAACATGGTCAAATAACTTTCAATGAAGATAAAGATTGGAAGCATTTTAAAAACCAGATGATGGATTTCCCTAACAAATTAGCACATGATGACTGTTTGGACAGTCTTTCCTACATCGACCAAGTAAGTGTGGCAGATTTCGCCCACACAATTGAATTAGAAGAAGAATGGAGTCCTATAGATAATGTTGCTGGATATTAATGAGTTAAACCCGAAAGATTACAATGATGTTGTAGAGTATAGTCAAGATGAGTCAAACATAGCACTAAGGTATATAGCAGCTTGTTCTATCATTGCTAACTTAGCCAATGACTTAGACCCTGACTTACTCCCTGATGATGAAAATGTAGACCTATCTATATGCAAAATGCTTATGGATGGTGCTATTGAGATAGAATCCCTAAGTAAAAGTATACATTAATGCAAATGAGAATGATTATCAATTGCATTTAGAATAATAGTGTGTTATAATCGCCCCAATTTCTGGAGAATAAATTTTTATGCTTGACAAGAAGGAACAACAATACCAAGCGTTAGCTAGTTGGTTAAACTATAGACTGGAAGGTTGGAGAACTCATAGAGAAATTAATTATACTACCAAGTGGGATGAATATTATCGTCTATGGCGTGGTATATGGGATTCAACTGACCGAACAAGAACAGCAGAACGCTCAAGAATTATAGCACCTGCCTTACAACAGGCAATCGAATCATCAGTAGCCGAATTGGAAGAGGCTTCATTTGGTCGTGGTAAGTGGTTTGACCTCCAAGATGACATGCTTGACCAAGATAATAGTGAAGCTGAGTACATTCGTAACTTATTACAAGAAGATTTGGAAAAGACTGGCTGTAAAGATGCGATAGCA